AAAGACCCGGTCTATGCGTGTACAAATGACACACCACTTTCGGGTGCAGTTGTAGCGATGCCGCAACACATTGAGACGGTCAGCGCGACGGAAATGGCCCGGCTTTCAGGGGTCACGCTGTCGGCTGTGACCAACTGGAAGGCCGAGGGGTGCCCTCACGCGGTCGATTCTCGTGGGCGCGTGGTCTACGTCCCTGCCGACGTGACCAACTGGCGCATCGAACGTGCCGAGCGGTCGCAAGCCCCGCTGGACAAGGACGCCGAACAGGTCCGCAAGTTGAAAGCCGAAGCCGACCGCGTCGAGCTGGAAGTCGCCAAGGTCCGCGGCGAGCTGTTGCCCGCCGCCGCCTTCGAGCAGGCCCTAGCCGAAGAACACGACGAAGTGCGCGCCGCGCTGGTGTCGCTGCCGTCGCGCTTCGCCCGGTTGGTCGTGGAGCGGACGGGGTGTAGCATGGCCGTGGCGCAGACGCTGCTGGCGGACGTGGCGGATGGGACGTTGGCCGAGTTGCAGGGCGGCGATGTCGAGTGACCTGACGGCGCTGCGCCCCGAAGATACCGCCCGCATGACGCGCGCCCGCCGCGAGAGCCGCCGCAAGCGGTTCGCGCCCGCGCCGCGCCTGACGCCGTCGCAGTGGATCGAGCGGCACCGCTACCTGTCCACCGAGACAGCCGCGGAACCGGGCCGGTACAGCTTCGCCCGTGCGCCGTACCTGCGGGAGATTGCCGACGCGATGGGGTCGCTCGACTACGAGGCGGTGGTGATCCGCAAGCCGTCGCAGACCGGCTACACGGAACTGCTCAACAGTTTCGTCGCCTACGTCGCGTGCGCGGATCCGTCGGGCATGCTGATGATCCAGCCGACGGTGGACCTTGCGAAAGCCTGGACGAAGGAACGCCTGAAACCGATGATCCGCGACACGCCGAAGCTGCGCGAGTTGGCCGGCGAGGCGTCGGGCCGTCGGGAGTCGGACGACACGCTCCAGTTTTTCGGATTCCCCGGTGGATGGCTCGCCATGACCGGGAGTAACGCGCCCGGCTCGCTGGCCTCGAGGCCCGTGCGCCGCGTGCTGGCCGACGAGGTAGGCCGTTGGCCGTCCAGCGCGGGCAAGGAAGGCGACCCCTACGCGTTGGCCGAGGCGCGCACGCGAACGTTCTGGAACCGGATGGTGATCGCGGGCAGCTCGCCGGCTGAGGAGGGGTCGTGCCGGATTACGAGCCTGTACGAGTCCACCGACATGCGGCGGCGCTACGTCCGGTGCAAGGGTTGCGGCGACCGCTTCCCGCTCGACTGGCGCGACAACGCCGGGGAATACCTGCTCCGATGCGACAAAGACGACGCCGGGGAGTGGCTGCCTGAGACGGCCTACTACGGCTGCCCGCATTGCGGCACGGCGCACACCGACGCCGATAAGCAAGCCATGGACGCGGGTGGGCAGTGGATCGCAACCGCCCCCGAGGTGACGGGCCGCGCCGGATTCCACATCGACGGGCTGCTGTCGCCCTGGCTCTCGTGGCCGGACATCATCCGCATGTTTCAGACGGCGAAGGCGTCACAGGACACGCTGCGGGCCTTCACGAACACCGTGGTCGGGCTGCCGTTCGCCCCACCGTCGGAGCGGATCAGCGTGGACGGCCTCATGGCCCGCGCCGAACCCATGCCCGATGTGCCGCCGTGGGTCGGGGCCGTGACGGTCGGCGTGGACGTTCAGCAGGACCGCTTCGAGCTGCTGCCGGTCGGCTGGGGTGCCGGCGAACGCTGCGCCGTGCTGCCGCCCGAACGCATCTGGGGGCGCATCGACGCCGCCGAAACGGTCACGGAGGCCGTAGACGCGATCCTCGCGCAACGCAGCGGCATGATCCCGGCGGCGGTGTGCGTCGATACCGGCTACCGGCCCGAGATTGCGTGGGCGATCGTGGACCGGCTCAAGGCGCGTCGCGTCATGGCCTACGGCATCAAAGGTATGGACGACCTCGGACGCCCGATCATTGCGGAGCCAAGCAGCAAGGGCCGAAAGGGTGTCCGCAACCCCTACCTCGTCGGCACGAACACGGTGAAAGACAGCATCGAGGCCCGATTCCGCGCCGATCCCGACGGGCCGAAGGGTGTCTCGTTCTCGGACGGCATCGACGCCGAGTCGTTCGCGCAGTTGACCGCCGAGGAAAAGCGGGTGCAGTTGGTCAACGGACGCCCGCGCAAGGTCTGGAAGCTCCGCCCCGGCATGCGAAACGAGATGCTGGACATGCTCGGCTACGCGATCGGTGCCCTGCATGCGCGCGGCCCGCGCTTCCTCGTGTCGCTGGGCGCACTGGCCGACGACCGCGCCAAGGCCCCGCCGCCGCCACCAGAGCCAGCGGCCCCGCCCGACCCGTACACCGCAGTCGTGGTCCCGTCGCGGCGTCCGTCGCGCGGGTTCGTTCAATCGTGGAGGTAGCGTGATCGCCCTGACCCCGCCCGCCGTTGTGGACGCGATGCGTGACCCCGAGGTAACCGGCACGACGCGGACGCTCTACGACTGGTGCCTGCTGCACCTCGACCCGTGCCGCTTCCGGCCTATTAAGCGCAGCGCCCTGCCGAAGCGCGTGGCCGAAAAGCTGCCGGTGCTCGTCGCGCTGGGCTATCTCGATCGCGTGACGCGCCCGAACGGCGGTGGCAACGAGTACCGGCTCTACTGGTCCCGCGCAGAGAAAGCGGCGTAAACCGCATTTTGTCCACTAGTAGGTGCTCCCCGGAGCACCGCACGGCAGTAGAAGGGGCGATTTTTCGCCATGCCCCCGGAGATCGGATCGACCGCCCCTGCGACGATCATGCAGGGCGATACACTGCGCTGGCGGTTCGCTAGCCGCGACGCAACGCCAGCGACGGCAACGCTCGCGGTCCGCGTGTCGTCACCGACGCAGACGGTCGAAGTCACCGGCACTCCCGACGCTGACGGCTGGCTGGTCACCGTCTCTGCTGAGCAGACCAAGCGACTCGGGGCCGGGCTGCTGAAGTACCTCGTCCGCGCCACGTATGCGGGTGGTATCGTCTCGACCCTCTCCGCTGGCACCATCACGTCCGTCCGCGTGGCGGACTTGGGCAGCGGCGGCACACAGACGTTCAACGCGCGGCGTGTGGCGCTCCTCGAGGCGCAGTACGAGAAGCTCGCCAGCGACTCCCTCGACGAATACTCCATCGGCGAACGCACGGCCAAGCGCCGGTCGCTGAAGGAAGTCGGCCAGCAGCTCGCGCTGGCGCGGTCCGCGCTGGAGATGGAAACCACGGGCGGGCGCCTGCCAGCGACTGCGGTCCGGTTCGCCGATGCCAGCTAAGCGCGGGTTCGTGACGCGGGTGCTTGGGGCCTTGGGCCTCCAGCGCGTCACGCGGTCGTACTACAGCGGCGCGGCGGCTGGCCGGCTGCATGCCGATTGGATTCTCGGACCGTCCAGCGCGAACGACGAAGTCAAGTCCGACGCCGTCATCCTGCGCCAGCGTGCCCGCGACTTGCGCCGGAACAACGGCATCGGGGCGCGCTATGTGAAGCTCCAGGTCCACGGCATCCTCGGCCCCTCGGGCGTCTCGCTCCGCGCCGTGGTGCCGAATACGCGCGGCCAAGTGAACGAATCCGCGTCCACCGCGATCGAAACCGCATGGCGGCAGTGGGGCGCTGCGGCGACGTGCGACGTGCGCGGCCTGATGGCATGGCCCGAGATCGAACGCCTCGTGGTCGAGACGTGGAAGACCGATGGCGAGGCGCTGGTGCAGCTCGTGCCCGGCTTCAGCAACGGCTGGGGCTTCGCGGTGCAGGTGCTGGACCCGGACGTGCTCGACGATACCTACACGATCGCCGAATCGGCCACGACCAACGCCGTCACGATGGGCGTGGAGCACGACCGCACAGGCCGCCCGATCGCGTATCACATTCTGGAGAAGCACCCGAGCGAACTCGCCGCGCCGGTGCGCCGTCGCGTGCCGGCTGACCAGATCATCCACGTCTTCACGCCGACGCGCGTCGGCCAGTCGCGCGGCGTGACGCCGTTCGCGCCCGTGATGCGGTCGCTCAAAATGTTGGGCGGGATGCAGGAAGCGTTGCTCGTCCTCATGCGGACCGCCGCGTGCAAGATGGGCTTCTGGATTCCCAATGAACGCTATGACGGCCCGCTCCCGCCGGCCAACGGCGACATCAACCGCCGGATGGACGCAGAGCCGGGCCTGATCGATCAGGGGCCGCCGGGCTACGATTTCCAGCCGTGGGACCCCGGCCAGCCGGGCGACAACGCCGCCGCGTTCATCCTCGAGAGTAAGCGCGACATCGCCGCCGGGTTTGACGTGTCGCATGCGGCGCTCACCGGCAACCTCGCCGAGGCGAACTACGGCAGCCAGCGCGTCGGCATGACGCTGGAGCGCGAAGGCTACAAGCGCGACACCGCGTATCTGGCCCGCACGCTCCATGATCGCGTGTTCGCGACGTGGCTGTCGTGGGCGATCCTGTCGGGCAAGCTCCAGATCAGCGCGAGTATCGCGCAGTTGGGCGCGGAAGTGGCCGAATGGCAGGCCCGCGCCTTCGACTGGATCGACCCCGCCAAGGACATCGACGCCGCGCTGGCCGAAGTGGACGCGGGGCTGAACAGCCTGACGCGCATCGCCGCCAGCAAGGGCCGCGACATCAACGACGTGCTGGCGGAACGCGCCGCCGAGCAAGAGAAGGCCGCATCGCTGGGCGTGTCGCTCGTGCTGAGCAAGCACAGCGCCGGCGCAGACCAGCCTGACGCGGCAACCCCGACACCAGCGGCCCCGGTGCGGCTGCTGCGAGAGGCTCTATGACCGAAGTTCGCACACTGCCGACGCTCTACCGCGACGTGGTGCTGGACGCCGACGCCGTGCGCGTGGCGCGTGACAGCGCCGACGATCGTATCCCGATGTCCATCAGCTCCGAGTATGGCGTGGAGCGCGGTGGCTTCTTCAGCGATCCGTATGTCGAGGTGCTGAGCCACGACGAGGGCGCGGTGGATTTGGGCCGTGCCAACGGTGGACTGCCGCTGCTGATGGATCACGACCACACGCGGCAGATCGGCGTGCTGGAGGATGTGCGCGTCGGCCCCGACAAGCGGCTGCACGGCATGGCGCGGTTCAGCAAGTCGTCCGCCGCGCAGGAGATCCGGCAGGACGTGCTGGACGGCATTCGCACGCGCACCAGCATCGGCTACCGCGTGCTGGAACTGACGCAGGAACGCAAGCCAAGCAAGACCGAACTCGCGCTCTACCGCGCGACGCGATGGGCGCTGTACGAAAACTCGATAGTGAGCATCCCCGCAGACCCCACCGTGGGCGCGGGACGGAAGGCTGACGAGGCGGCATTTCCGGTAACTGTCCGTTCCCTCGACACTGAGAACGCCCCGCAGGGGCAGGAGATTCCCATGTCCGACAAGGACACGGCGGCCCCGCAGCGGGCGGCCAGCGATGTGCCGACCGTTGATCGGTCGTCTGAGATCGTGAACATGTGCGCGCTCGCCGACATGCCGCAGCGTGCCGCCGAGTTCGTGAACAGCGGCCTGTCGCTCGACGCGATCCGCGCCGAAGTGTTTGCCGCCAAACTCGCCCGCGAGACCGCAGCGCCGATCCCGCAGGTGACGGGCATGATCGACCGCGCCGAGTCGGAGCCGTGGGCTGCCGATGGGGCCGACTTCTTCCGCTCGGTCATCAAGGCCGGCCGCGGCGGTGCGCCCGACGTGCGGCTGCTGTCGCAGCGCACGCAGAGCACCGTCCTCGGTGAGGACGGCGGCTTCGCGGTCCCGGCTCCGGTGGTCAGCATGATGCTGGAAGCCACGATGACCGGCGGCGAGATCCTGTCGCGCGTCACGTCGCGTCCGATCACGGCGGGCAACAGCTACACCGAGACGCTCGTCAAGGAAGAGAGCCGCGTCGCTGGCTCCCGCAACGGTGGCGTCCGCGCCTTCTGGCTCGCCGAGGACGGCAGCTACACCGAGTCGAAGGGTGCCACCCGTCAGCTCGATCTCAAGCTCCAGAAGCTTGGCGCGCTGTGCAAGGTCACCGAAGAGCAGATGGAAGACGGCCCGGCGCTGGTGTCGTGGCTGAACGAGCAGGTGCCCGAGGAACTGCGCTTCAACGCCGAACAGGCGATCTGGGAAGGCGACGGCGCGGGCAAGCCGCTGGGTGCGATGACGTCCGGCGCGCTGGTCACGGTCGCCATCGAAGGCTCGCAGACCATTGCGAACACCGCGGGCAACATCTGGGTCAATGCCGCAAAGATGTACAGCCGCATGCCGGCGCGCTCGCGCGCGAACGCCGCGTGGTTCATCAACGATGAGCTGTGGGCGAAGATCCTCACCGCGACCGCTGGCACGGGTGCCGGTGCGCCGCCGGTGTTCATCGTCCCCGGCCAGATCCAGCAGTTCCCCAACGGGGCTTTGTATGGCCGCCCGATCGTGCCGGTGGAGTACGCGAGCGCCGAAGGCACCGTCGGTGACTTTGTCTTCGCCGACTTCAGCGACTACGTGCTGGCGCAGAAGGGTGGCATCCGCGCGCAGTCGTCCATGCACGTCGATTTCGTGCGCGACAAGCAGGCGTTGAAGTTCACGTGGCGCGTCAACGGTGCCCCGCGCACCCGCGTGCCGGTGACGCCCTTCAAGGGCAGCGCCTCGAAGTCGCCGTACATCGCCCTCGCCGCCCGCTCGTAATCACTGACGCGGGGCGTGCCCGGCGCGCCCCGCACCTCTGAGGATTCCTCATGTTTCTCCCGGAAAAGATCCACGTTGTGGACATCATGGCGCCTGCCGCTGACTCGGCTGGCCGCAGCAGCGATGCGATCTCGCTGAAGAACACGTCTGGCCCCGCCATCATTGAGGCCAGCATCAACCAGGGCAACGCCGCCACCGTGGCGCTGACGCTCCAGCAGTGCACCGCTGTGGACGGCACGGCTGCGAAGGCGCTCACCGTCAACATCCCGATCTTTGTGTCGCAGGACGTCGGCGGCGCATCGGGTGACGTGCTGACGCGGCAGACGGATGGCGTGGCGTTCACCACGTCGGCGGCCACCACGCGCAAGACGGTGCGGTTCGTCGTTGATCCGGCGACGCTGGACTTGGCCGGCGGCTTCGACTGCCTCCGCATCAACACCGGCGCAAGCAACGCCGCGAACATCACCTCGGCGCGGGCGATCCTCAGCCCGACGTATCCGCAGACGCCGCAGTCGTCGGTGCGGGTGAACTAGTGCTGATCCGGCTCGCGTTTGGGTCGCGTGCGGGGCATGTCTGCGACATGTCCCCGCATGAGGCCCGCGCGATGCTGGCGGACGGACGGGCGACCATCGTGCAGGACCTGCCGGTGGTCGAGTCGCGTGACCCGGTGCTGATGTCGGCGCGGTCGGCTAATTCGGTGCCGGTCCTCGCGGCATCCGGCGAACACCGCCGTCGGCGGCGCTGATGGCGTTCGGCGATGACGACCTCCGCGCGATGCTCTCGGACTTCGGCCAGCCGGTCGAGTTTCGTGGCGTCCGCGTAGGGTTGGGCACCATCGACACGACGCTGACGAGTGCGGCGGATGGGGTCGGGATGGAGGTGCAGCGCAAGGTCATCGTGCTGCGCGTCGTGGCAGGCGCATTGGCCGGCTGGACGCGCGACGACGTGGTGACGTGCGGCGGCACGCGGTGGAAGCTGCGTGAGAAGATCGACGATGCGCGGACGATTGACGGGGCCTACGACCTGTTCTCGGTCGGTGCCGCATGATGCAGCAGGCCGTGGACGTGATCGCCGAGGCGATCGACGCGAACCTTCGCACGGCGCTGTCGGATATGCCGGGCGCGGATGCCGTCGGGCTGGCGCGTGGGGCCGACGTGCTGGTGACGCGCAACCTGGTCGATGACGCGCTGGTGAGTGGCACCCCGATCGGCGTGCGCGTGGAGGTGCAGGACACGGTCACGGAAACGTGGCCGTTCGAGTCGCAGGACGAGGAAACGACTGCGGTCCAAGTCGGCGTGACGTGTTGGCTGTCACGCCCGGCAAACGTGGCGCTCCGCGCTGCAACAGACGATGAGATGATCCGCGCCGTCCGTGCGCTGGTCCGTGCCGTGAGTGTCAGCATCCGCAGTGCGTTCTCGCCGATTCCGGTGGTCGAGCGCGACGGGGTGCAGATCCGGTGCCCGAGGACCGCGACGTATGGCGAGCCTGAGCAGGGCGACGACGGGAGCCTGACTGTGATGACGCTCTCCCTGAGCGTTCCAACGCTGGACCATTGGGCGCTCAGCGCCGGAGGGGTGTGAGATGGCAACGTTCATGGACGCCAACACGGCGACCCGCTTTGTGTTCAACCCGATGCTGATCGTGATCGACGGGCGGCGCATCGGCCCGACGCGCGGCGGCTGCACGTTTAGCCGGGCGCTGGAGATTGTGCAGCCCGAGATGGACGGGGTGAATCAGCCGGTGCGCGGGATGGAGTACATCCGCAGCGACATCCCGACGCTGGAGTTCCAGGCCACGGAGTTTAGCCCGGCCAACAAGCTGCTGATGAACCAGCAGGTCGCCGGTGTGGGCACGGCCCCGAACCTGACGTTTACGCCGTATGCGAACATGACGATGATGACGTCGAGCCAGTACGTGACGACGAACGGCGGCGTGATTGCCTACGGCCAGTTGTCGGACACGGTGGCGGGCTTCTTTTTCGTCGCGATCCCGTCGGCGCTGATCACGGCGGTGCCGTCGTTCGGCGCGAACGGCGAGGCGACGCTGGCGTTCACGTGTGTGGGTCGCGCGGCGGACAGCACACCGGACGGCAAGCTGTGGAATTACGGTCGCATCGCCGCGATTCCGGCGGAAGTGGGTGGCCCGTAATGGCCGTCAAGGTCGCGACGTTCACGACGTGGCAGCCCGAGGACATCGAGCTGCACGACGGGACGGTCTACCCCTGCCGTCAGATTAGCGCGGCGGGGCTGGACCTCTTGCAGCGGATGCGCGAGTTCGCGGCTGGCGAGTCGGAGGAGGAGGTCACGCGCAACGAGCTGGTGGCGGAAGTCGCGTCGCTGCTCGGTGCGCCAGTGCCCGAGGTGAAGCGGTGTAGCGTCGATGAGTTGATCTCGGTGCTGATCTCGGCATCGGTGCCGGCTGAGAAGCTGCGCGAGGCGCTGCACGAGGACGCGGAAAAAAACGGCCATCGCGGGGCGGCTCGTCCGACCCCGCGCAGGAAGGCCCGAGCGTGACGATCGACGCGCTGATCCTTCGGGTCGCGCTGTTGCTGAGCCTCGCCCCGTCCGCCGTCGCGCGGATGCAGGCGACGGACGTGCTCGCGTTGGCCGTGGCGGAAACGCAGCGGGATCGTGAGCAGCGGGTCCGCGACGTGCAGGCGGCGGCGCTGTTGAATCTCGCCATGTGGGCACCCGAGAAGTTGCGCGACGTGGAGACGCAGGCGCTTGAGCGTGCGGGGCTGTCGGTGCCGTCCGCGCCGTCCTCGCTGGCCTTCGAGGCCATGCTCGCGGCTGCGCCGGTCGTGGAGGCCGTGTAATGGCGCAGAAGGTCAGCAGCCTCGCCATCGACATCAACGTCACGGGTGCGCCGCAGGCGTCGGCGGCGTTGGATGGCGTCGAGAAGAAGGGCGCGGGGGCAGCGGCTTCGCTGGGCAGCATGGCGACAAAGGGGCTGGCTGCTGGGGCTGCGCTTGGCGCGGTGGCGGCTGCCTCGCGCAAGATGCTGGAGGCGGCAGAGCAGTACAACCGGATCGGCAACCGGCTGGCCGTGGTGACGGAGACGGCGAAGGAAGCCGCCGACGTGCAGGCGCAACTCTTTCGCGTCGCGCAGCAGACGGGGACGGAGTTCGAGGCGCTGGCCTCGACGTATGCCCGTATCGCGCTGAGCGCCAAAGACCTCGGCGTCACGCAAGCGCAGATGGTGCAGGTGACGGCCAATGTCGCCAAGTCGCTCCAAGTCAGCGGCGCGAGTGCGGCGGAGGCGGCAGCCGGCGCGACACAGTTGGCGCAGGCGCTCGGCTCGGGCAAGCTGCAAGGCGATGAGCTGAAGTCGATCCTCGAAAACGCGCCCGTGCTCGCGCGCAGCATCGCGGCGGGGCTGGGCGTGAGCGTCGGTCAGTTGCGGCAGATGGGCAGCGAAGGCAAGCTGCTGTCCTCGGACGTGTTCGCCGCGATTCTGGGGCAGACGAACCAGATCGACGCCGCCTTCGGCAAGATGGGCACGTCGATGGAGCGCAGCAGCACGCGCCTCGCGAACAGCTTCACCCGCGCGCTGGCGAGCATCGACGACAAGATCGGCGCATCGCGCAGGCTGTCGGCGCTCTTTGACGCGATCTCCGAAGGGCTGGACGGCCGGAGTCCCGGCGGTGTCGTCGGAGGCAGCGCCAACGCGGCGGGCGGCGGCAACGCGTACACGGCGGGATTCATCCCCGGTGCCGCACCAGTGCAGGGCGCTCGCCCGCGATCGACGCGCCCGATGGTGGGCATGGGCAACCGCACCAACCTTCCCACCGTCCGCGTGACCGCTGACGCCCCGCGTCCCGGTCGTGGCGGCACTGGCCGCAGCCGCACCCCGATCCGCCGGGAGAACCCCGGCGCGAACCCGTCCCCGCTCGGCTCGGGGATGCTTGGCGCTGGACTCATGGAGGCGGCGCGGGCGCAGCGTATGAGCAGCGCGATGGGATCGGTCAACGCGATGGGCTTTGCGGGCGGCAACATCGCCGAGACGATCGGCAACGATCTCGCGGCGCGATTGGCCCCGGTGCAGGAGCGCATCGCCATGCTCGGCCAGGGGATCGGCATGACGCTCACCGACAGCATCTCCAACGGCATCACGGCGGCGGTGCAGTCGGGCAGCATCGGCGAGGGCTTCAAGGAGCTGGGCCGAACGCTCGTGGGTGGCCTCGGCGCTGCCGTGCGGGACTTCGGGTTGCAGGCGTTGGCCGCGTCCACGTTGATGGAGACGCTCAAGACGTCGCTCATGTCGTTCCTGCCCGGCGCGGGAATCGCGGCGTCGCTCGGCCTGATCGCGCTCGGATCGGCCATGGTCGGCTTGGCCGGTCGCGGAGCGCGGTCCTCCTTCGGTCGCACGAACACCGGCATCGACCGCGGCGCGTCGCAGCCGTCTACGATGGTGGAGCGCGGCACGCTGTCGGCCAACATCTTCGGCGGCGGCATGGCGTCGGGCAGCGTCTCAAGCCAGATGGCGAGCGGCAACCCCGTGATGGTGAACGCGACGATCATCGGCTACAACGACCCGCGCGCGCAGCGGGACATCGCCGAATTGATGAAGCGGAGCGCGGCACGGGGGGCGGTCTAATGGCGGGTCTCACGTTCAACGACGGCACCGGCTCGGTGACCTTGCGGGGCGTGCTAGCCGCGCCGTTCAACCGGTTCCGCAATTTCTCGCCGACGCTCAACATGGCCGGGGTCAGTGTGTCGTCCATCGGCACCGGGCGGACGACGCTGTGGGAATACCGCAACGATTTTCTCGTGTCGCTGGAGCTGCCGTTTATCTCGCCGCGCGGATTCGGCGGCGAGAGCGGCACCAACATGGCGCAGCGGCTGATCCGGCACTTGCAGCGCGGGAATACCGTCAGTCTGCTCGTCGAAGATGATGTCGCGACGGCGAGCGTCACGTCATGGCTCGCGCCGGGTGCGTCGGCCACATTGACGCTGGAAAACCCGCGCGACATGCTCTACACGTTCGCCGCGACGTTCGCGAACACGACGACGCCGTATCTGGCCGTCTATGGCGGGCTGCGTCCGTAATGCCGACCGTTGCCGCGCGGGTTCGCATCCGGAACGACGCCGACACCGCCGACCTCGTCACGCTGGCGATGGCCGACCTCTCGGCATGGCCCGAGGGCGACGGCACGGCGGTGAACGTCATCACCGGCACGCACCGGAGCGGCAGCTACACCGTGCGCGTCGTCGATGCGGGCGTGCTCACGGGCGTGCTCAACGACGCGAACGGACGCGCCCGGCTCAAGTCGCGGCGGGCGTATGTCGAGGTGCAGACCGACGGCGGGTCGTGGGTGCAGCGCATCGGCGGCTTCATCACGCGCGTGACGATCCGCGACGGGCATGATGCGGAGCTGGAGATCGGCCAGACGCTGCGCGTGAGCGCGACGGCGCTGGTGCCGGTGACGGGGGCCGGCGCGACGGTGAACCGTGGCGCGATCGTCGGCGGGCCGCTCATCAGCACGTGGGGGCCGGTGGCGACGCTGGGCGGCTGGTACTGCAACGTCGTCACCGTCTCAAGCCGTCGTGTGACGGTGCAGATTGAGCGCAGCTACACGCCGCCCGCGAACACGATGCGCCGCACGTTCGGCGCGATCGTCGAGGACGCGGGGCGGGCCACCGCGGCGCTCGCGCCGTTTCTCGAAGGCGGACTGACGAACGTTGAGTTCGGCGGATTCGCGGACGTGCACGGCAACGCGCCGCGACTGTCGGCGCGACTGACGCGAGTCACCGACAGCCAGGTCAGCGTCGGCACGCCGCGTGTGCCCGCCGTGAGCAGCTTCCTGAACCCGACCGTGGGCACGCCGATTTTCACCGGCACCACCGACGTGCGCTTCACCCTCGACGTGCAGACCGGCGACCCGCTGCCCGCCGTGAACGACAAGGTGACGCTCGCCATTGTAGCCGGCGAGATCACGCCGGACGCGCCCGCGTACCTCGACGGCCACCCGATCGACATTGTGGCATCGCTGTACGACTCGATCGGGGTGCCGCGCAATACGGCCAGCTTCACGACGGTAAAAAATCAGCTCGGCAGCCAGCTCCGCTACGCCTTGCGCGTCACGGAGCCGTTTGCGTTGCAAGAGTGGCTGGATCAGACGATCAGCGGCCCGCTCGGCGTGGCGTTCCTGCCCGACGCGACGGGCGCGGTGCAGGCGATTTACATGCGCCGCCCGCTCGAGGCGCTGCCGTCGC